GGGAACAACCCCCCTCCAAAGCACACTTGCTTTCCCTTGCCTCGCTTACCCCGAGTCCCTAGATGTCCGGCTATGAGAGGCGGAAGCAAAGGGCCGCCCAACAGCAGCGCCAGCAAGCCCAAGAGGGCCGCGAGCTGGGCGATCTGCCGCCGATTGCGGACCCGAAACGGCGTCGTGCATGTGCCAAGAGCTTCCGACGGCACTGCGAGACCTACCATAACGCCACGTTTGCCCTGAAATGGAGCAAAGACCACCTGCGGGTGATCGGTCAGATTGAAGACGCGGTACTCGGCGGCGGCCTGTTCGCGACGGCGATGCCCCGTGGAAGCGGCAAGACATCACTCGCCGAAGTCGCGTGCGAGTGGGCCATGATCAACGGCTACCACTCGTTCGTCGCGCTGATCGGTTCGGACGAAGGCGCGGCGGCCGAGATGCTCGAAAGCATCAAGGTCGAACTCGAGATCAACGACTTGCTCGCGGACGATTACCCCGAGGTTTGCGGCCCGATTCGGGCCCTCGAGGGGATCGCAAACCGCTGTCGGGGCCAGTGCTACCAGGGTGAGCGGACCCGCATCGAGTGGACGGCCGGGTCGATCGTGCTGCCGTCGCTCAAGCCAAAGGGCTGGCTCGAGGACAAGGCGCACAGGGACTTCGTCCGGAAGGACGGTTGGAGCCTCGCGTCGGGAGCGATCCTGAAAGTCGCCGGCCTCACTGGTGGCATCCGCGGCATGAAGCATAAGCGGGCGGACGGCAGCTCCGTACGGCCAACGCTCGTGGTCCCGGATGACCCGCAGACCGACGCGTCGGCACGATCGCCGAGCCAGTGCGCGACACGAGAGCGAATTCTCGCCGGCGCCGTGCTCGGGCTGGCTGGCCCCGGGAAAAAGATCTCCGGCATCATGCCGTGCACGGTCATCGCCCAGGGCGACATGGCCGACAGCATCCTCGACCGCGACAAACATCCGGAATGGAACGGGACGCGGACGAAGATGGTTTACTCGTTCCCAACGAACGAGAAGCTTTGGGACGAGTACGCCAGGCTTCGCGCGGAAGGCCTCAAATCGGAAAAAGGGACCGCCGAAGCGACCAAGTTTTACCGAAAGAACCGCCGCGAAATGGATGCAGGGGCCGTCGTGGCGTGGCCTCAGCGCTACAATCACGACGAAATCTCGGCAATTCAACACGCGATGAACCTGAAATTGCGTGATGAAAGGGCCTTTTTTTCGGAGTATCAGAACGAGCCCATTGCCGACGCCGACTCACGGCCTGACGATCTGACCCCTGATCAGATCATGGCCAAGCTCAACCGTCACCCACGGGGAACCGCGCCGGCGAGCGTTGATCGAATCACGGCCTTCCTCGACGTCCAAAAATCGCTGCTTTACTACACGGTTGTGGGCTGGGAGAGCGGTTTTGGCGGCAATTTGCTGGCTTACGGCACCTGGCCGGACCAAAAACGGGCCTATTTCACGCTCAGAGACGCGAAAAACACAATCGCAGACGTGGTTAAGGCGCCGGATCTCGAAGGCCAGATCTATGCGGCGCTCGAGGCCTTGACGACGGAGCTGCTCGGCCGTGAGTGGCCTCGCGACGATGGCGTTGCTCTCAAGATTGAGCGGTGTCTGATCGATGCGAATTGGGGTGAAAGCACCGAAATTATCTACAAATTCGTCCGCCGGAGCCAATTTTCGGCCGTTTTGACCCCGTCGCATGGCAAATATATCGGTGCAAGCACGAATCCGATGCGTGATTGGGCCAAGCGCGAGGGCGAGCGCGTCGGCCTCAACTGGAGGCTCCGCAACACCGACGGTCGCCGTTCGGTCAGGAGCGTGATCTTCGACGCAAATTACTGGAAGTCGTTCCTAGCGAACCGGCTCGCGGTCCCGGCTGGATCTAGATCGTCATTCTCGCTCTACGGCGACCGCTCTGAGGCCCATAGGCTCATCGCAGAACATATTTGCAGCGAATATCGCGTCCGCGTTGAGGCGAAAGGCAGTGGTAGGCAGGTCGACGAGTGGAAATCTCGGCCAAATTGGCCGGATAACCACTGGTGGGATTGCCTCGTTGGCTCGGCCGTTGCCGCGTCGATGCAGGGTGTCGCGCTCGACGAAGCCACGGTCCCGGCGGTCGCCAAACCGAAGCGAGTCAGCTTTGCCGAGATGCAGCGAAATAAAAGGCAACCGCCGCAGGCAGGGGCGTGACATGAAGATCAAGGTGAGCCAGAGCGCGACTCAGTGCGTGAGCGACGCGGAGATCACGGTTTCGGCGTCGATGGGGCGAGCAAACGAGGGGCCGATGTCGAATAGCACCGCTGTCGCTGCGGATAACGCCATGGAGCGGTGGCACGGCTTCGCACCTGGAACGGTGATGGTCAAGCGCCGCATCGTCTCCGGGCCGACACTCATTCGCCGGATATGGAACTGGCTGACCTGGCAGCGAAGCGAATGGACGATCCATTACGTCTTCGAATCCCTGCCGGGCTCTTCGGGATTCCGTCATACCGAGATCTACCAGATCGAAAACGAGCCGGGGACATAACCCACGCCAGGCCAACCGATCAAGACACGCGGCAACGGCCAGCGGGCCTCAGTGCCTAGGATTGTGCCGAACGCGTGCGAATCGGATCGTATCTACGAGGCCGACGAGCTCGAGTTCATGCTTGCGGTGCGGCGCTACCAAGAGGCGGCGCTCGTCAAATTTCCCACGCTCTGCGAGCTGCTCGCGATTCTCAAGCAACTCGGTTACCGCAAGGCCGGAGGAGATGACCAATGAGCGACGAAACTAACGTCTCCACCGACGTCTCCTCGGTGATCGCCGGCGCCGTCCAGGGGCCCAAGCGCGTCTCCGGCGACGCCGGCAGCGCCGAGCAGTTCGACCTGAAGGACTTGATCGCCGCCGACCAGTACCTTTCCAACAAGCAGGCGGCGGCCGGAAGGAATCGCGGGCTGCGGTTCAACAAGCTCGTGCCGGACGGCACCGCTGGCCGCGGGCACCTCCGTCCTTACTACCGGCATGAGCCCTGATCGCTGTGGCCGGCAGCAAGATCACAAGGATTCTCGGGCCGAACGGGCAACCATTGCCCATTCGTGCCACGCCTGCGCCTGCGAGGCTCGCGGCGAGGTACGACGCGGCCCAAACGGACCATGAGAACCATCGCCACTGGGCCGAGGCCGATCATTACTCGGCGCGCGCGGCGAATTCGATCGAGGTCCGCCGCATCCTCCGCAACCGATCTCGCTATGAGCGCGCGAACAATAGCTACCTCGATGGCATCACCCTCACGATCGCGAACGACACGATCGGTACTGGCCCTCGGCTCCAACTCCGCACCCCCGACGAAGGCCTCAATAAGCGGATCACTCAGGCCTGGGAGGAGTGGGCCTGCTGCGTCGGACTTGCGGAAAAGCTACGTACGATGCGCCAGGCACGGACGGTCGACGGAGAGGCATTCGCGCTGCTCGTGACGAACCCGCGGCTCGAAACGCCCGTTCAACTCGACCTGCAAGTGATCGAGTGCGACCAGATCTCGACACCGTTTCCCTACCCGCTCGATCCCTTTGCCGTGGACGGCATGCGGTTCGACCAGTTCGGAAATCCGACTGAGTTTCACCTGCTTAAGTATCACCCGGGCGATCTGATCGCGTGGGGGTTCCCTTACGACTTCACGAGGATCCCGGCGAAGTTCGTGATCCACTGGTTCCAAGCCAAACGCCCTAACCAGTTCCGCGGCGTGCCCGACGTGACCGCCGCTCTCCCACTCTTCGCCCAACTTCGGCGATACACTCTCGCTGTAATCGCCGCCGCGGAGACCGCCGCCGACTTCGCAGCCGTGCTCGAGCAGTCCGCCGTTCCCGCCGACGCCGAGGATCAAGCGACGGGCGATGCCTTTGAGACGCTCGAGATCGTCAAGCGGATGATGACCACGCTTCCACCGGGGGCGAGGATGAGTCAGTTCAAGGCCGAGCAACCGACCTCGACCTATCGCGACTTCAAGCGAGAAATCCTGAATGAAATCGCTCGCTGTTTGAACATCCCGTACAACATCGCCGCCGGAAACTCGTCGGGCTACAACTATTCCTCGGGGCGCCTCGATCATCAGGTTTACTACAAGTCGATCGGCGTCGACCAATTCTACATTGAGACCTCGACGCTCGATCCCCTCTTCAAGGCCTGGATCGCCGAGGCACGGCTTACGACGGATCTCATTCCGCAGGGCCAATCAAAGTTCGCCCATCAATGGTTCTGGGACGGCCACGGGCACACCGACCCGACCAAGGAAGCGACGGCCGAACGGACTCGTCTGAACTCGAACACGACGACGCTCGCCGACATCTACGCACGGCAGGGCCACGACTGGCGCGAGCGGCTCGAGCAGCGAGCCCAGGAAGTCAAGCTCATGCAGCAACTTGGACTCCCACTCACGGCGCCGCCTACGCGCCGACCTGGCGGAGCTTGACCGATGCCGATGCCCACTCGACGCCACGGCGAGAGCCGTAAGAAGTTCCTCGACCGCTGCATGTTCAGCGGCGACATGATCTCAAACTTCAAAGACACTCGCCAGCGCTACGCGATCTGCGAGAAGCAAGCCGGCCCGGGCGACCGTGGCGCCAAGAAAACCGGTCGCAAGAGCTAGCCAAAGGAGCGCCGAGCCATGGCCCAAAAGGTGCAATCGGTTGAGTTCAACAAGAAAAAGTCCCCCTCTGACGTCAACGACGGCAAGGGGTGGACCGTCGCGGCCGCGAAGGCGTGGCTCACCAAGAACAAGTTCAAGGCCGCCGATCTCATTGACACGCCCAACCAGCACCGCTTCCGCCAGTTTCAACCGTCGGCCTGCAAAACCGGAAGCTTCATCGTCCTGACGAATAACATGCCCGCTGGCATCACGATGACGAGCTGCGAATCGACGGCGAACGCCTCGGCGGCTCCCGTCGAGATCTGCGCCGCGGGCGCCGCGCTGACATTGCGTGCGACGGCACCCGTGGAGATCCGCGCTGCGGAGTCGGACAGCAAACGACCAACGCTTT